GGTTCCGTCCTGCTGATGTTACAATTGATACACGGATTGCTATGGAGAGGGCAGCAGGAGAGGCTAGAAGTGCAACTATCGCTGCCGACACAGCGCAGTTTAACTTGGATGAAGTGCTGCCTGCAGATGTTGAGCAGCGTAAGGCTCAAACTAAAGCAATTTTTGCTAGTGCAGGGCTAGATACGGCACAGGCTACTCGCATTAATGAACTTCTTGATGGAGAGCTAAAAGCACAAGAAGGTGAACTAAAACTAACTGGTGCGCGTGTTCAAGAAATTGCTGCTAACATCAAGAAATCTGATGCCGTCATTGAAAAAATGGTTCAAGAAGGTAAGGTAGACGAGGCTAATGTCGGACTTATAAATGCGCGTATTAACAAACTAAATATTGATACCGAAACTGCTACTGCCCTCAAGGACTTGTCTGTTAGAGAACTAGAAGCCAAGATTAGTCAGATGGAAGCAAGCACAGAACTTACCACTGCACGTACAAGTGAATTGAATACTCGTATTGAAGCACTTCCTGAAGAACTTCGGGCTAATGTTGCAGAAACAGTAGCGCGTACTGGTCTTTTGACAGCACAGACAACTGCTACTGGTGCAGAAACAGGGTTAACTAATGTCAGAAAACAAGCACTACAACAAGAAATACTGCTTAATGACCAGTTTAGTGTAGCAGAAAGACAGGCTGCACTTGACCTTGTTGAAGCTAAAGTTATTGCAACAGGTAGATACAGTGATCTTGAAGAGTTTCAGGTGGCCTTGCTTGAGGACAACCGTAGACTGGAAGACCAGCTTCTTGCTCTTCCCCCTGATGATCCTATGCGCGATACTATCCGTAGTAAGATACTAGATAATAACGAACGTATTGCCTCGTCTGCCATCGCTCTTGCAGATGTTGAGGGTGGGGCGGAACTACTGAATAAAGGTGCTGCGCCGACAGTATATAACCACTTCGTACGACAAAACCTGCAGGGCTTTGATGTTGACTTTGAGTATGGTTCTCTTGACCAAGTTATCAGCAACATCAGTGCTTCGCAACGTCCGCAGTATTTTGCTGCTGTTGCTCAAGCTACGGCTGAGTTTGAGTCTGTCTATGGCACTGACAAGCAGGGCATGAAGTTTGCCCTGAATAAACAAATCTCTCTGAATAACATGCTCCGCGATTATCAACAACGGCTTGCTTCATCCAACAAAAAAGCCGAAAAAGAACTTAGTCTTGGTATTATGACTGAAGCTGAAGTAGATAAGCACCAAGGTAAAGAAGGTGAAGTTGTTGGTGTTAAACGAGGTGATGATACGGTGTATATGATATACACAGGTGGTAGATTCGTAGAGCCATTTTAAGAGGAAAGCATGGCGCAGATAGAGTCATTTTCACGTCGCGGTGGGTTGAGAAAGCCGTCCAGAGATTTATCAGTACCTTCGCTGGAAGAGGATACCGTAGCGACACAAACTGAACAGGCATTTGGTTTGGCTGGTGAAGACACAGCCATGTCGATGGATGAGTACGAGCGGCAGCAAGAAGAGAAACGCGCACAGAATGAACAGCGGATGCTGCAGGAATATCTTGCAGACGATGATGCGTTCTACACAGAGGAGTATCTACGCTCTCTCCCCGCCAACCGTATGGTGGACATTCTCTATGAAGAAGATAGAGACTTAGTATCTAAATATACGGACCCCAAAAAAGCAGCAGAAAACGAGTTCACACTCAAAGAAGTTCCGACAGCGATTGCACCGTATGTACGTGTAGTCGCTAAAGGTGCTGGCTATGTAGTGGTCAAGCCTCTTGAGGGTGTTGAATCTATAATGGAAGAAGGTGTAGCTACAGAGCTTGCTGCTGCAAAAGAACGAGAGGTTACGGAAGAGGTATCTACAGGTGAAGCGACTGCACGTGAACTTACTTTACGTGAGACACATGAAGCAAAGCTGGCTAAACTGTTTGAGTCTACGGGCATTGCGGGTAATCATTTCAGAGCAAGACAAATGGCAAAGGATGTTGTTGGCGATCCTAACGCAGAGAATATACTTGAGTCATTTGGTGCTGCAGATATATTAGGTATACCATCTGCCATCTACGGCTTGAATGAAGCATATCGTGAAGGTGAAGCAAACTATCAAACTGGTGGGGGTGCCAGTGGATACGTAGCTCCTGTAATATTTGGTGCGTTGTCTGCTGCAGAAGGACTGCCAGCAGCAGGACTTCTGTTTAAGGGTGGTAAGCGCCTTGCTGCAGGTCAGTCATTTAGACGTGCGCCGGGTAGCCCAAAGACTATAGATGAAATAAATGCAGAGGTAGACACACGCCACGCAGAATATCTTGATGCTCGTGGTATGACATATGAAGATTATGTTGGTAGGGCAGACAAGAAGTACAATCTTGACCGTGCTAAAGAAGCCACGGCAGAGGTAAAGAAAGCCCAACGTAAGGCCACACGAGACACACTCAAGGCTAATAAAGCTCTAGCAGATGATATAATGGAAGATTTTATCAATGCGTATGAGGACAACAATAATGTAAACATACACAAGATGGTAAATGGCCGCAAAGTAATTGATTATGAAAAGGCTAGAGGTGTTGGTATAAGCCGTATGCAAGACCTTGATTTGCCAGAGGACCAGTTATCTGCAGAGGGGTTTGGTAAAGATGGGTATCGTCAACCTATACTTAACCCTGACACGATTGACCCGCTTATCGCTGTTGTTGCTGACCTTACCAAAGAATTTCCTGACATGTTCTCTAGCCTTAAAGGGGCTAAAAGAAAACGTGAAGTAAAGACTAAAGACGGTAAGACTATTATCGGAACTGTTAAGGGCGAGAAAGAACCAAAAGGTTTAAACGTCATAGAAACTTTGTTTGAGGCTAGTGTTAAGGGCGATATCGGCGACGAAAAATTAGAGGGTCTTGTTAATTCACCCCGTTTGTATGAGGTTCTCGAAAAGCATGGCCTTAGTCTTGACGAGTTTGTGCAGACAGTAGTGGGTGCAGGCAGTCAAGCTGGCCGCATCTTGCAGAAACACAAGCAACTGTCTGAGGCAATGAAGAAACGTAAGACTCCTGAACAGCTTGCCGAAGAAGAAATGAATGAAGCTCTCAAGGGCATGGGTCCAAAGATGAAGGGTCTGAAGCGGTTTGAGAACATCGTCCGTGGCTCTATGGTTGGTACTATCGCCACTGCCATGCGTAACTTTGAAGGCTTTATTATCCGTGCGCCTATGGAGGGACTTACAAACCTGTTCACTAATGCTATTGTAGCTGGTGCCAAAGGCGGTGTGCGTGGGGAAGAAGGACTGCTAAACTATATGAAGGAAAGCCCCTTCAAGGACTCCTTCCGTACATACGGAGAGATGTTCCGTGATCGTAAAGGTATCGCAGAATACACAGATTACATTCTAGATAGAGAAGAATTTGCACCACTTATGACCCGGTTCTATGACCAAGTGAACGAGATTCAAAAGGGTCTGGGCAGGGGAGAGGCAACATCTAAAGCAGGCAAGGTTGCTGACTACACCCTAAGTGGCATGGAAGACTTCGTTCACTTCGTCAACACGCCTAACCGTATGCAGGAATTTATTGCACGTCGCACGGCCTTCATGGATAAGCTGGGACAACTTACAAAACGGGAATACGGGCTAGACCTTGTAGAGACAATCAACGCCGGACGCATTGGTGACTTGATGAACGATGCAGAAAGTCTGATTGGGCAGAACAAACGCTCATTTAAGGAGCTTGTTGCAGATGCAGGTGAATCTGCTTTGGATATTACCTATGCAAATGCTCCTAAAAGCGCAGCATTTAAATATCTTTTAAAAGGTTTTAACATGACTCCGGGCAGCACATTCTTGATGCCCTTCCCAAGATTTATGTTTAAATCATTAGAATATATGTATGAAACAACTATGGGCCTACCTACTGCTGCTGTCCGTCGTATCATGGGCATGGGAGAGGCTGGTGGTAAGTTTGTTACTTCTCAAGGCAAAGCCACCTATAACGCAGAGATGGCAGCGCGTGGCATGGCTGGATGGACAGGCATTGGTACGACGTATTTAGCTGCGGAGGCGGGTTTTATTACGGACGACAATAAAATAAGACTGCCTAATGGTAAAGCTGTAGATGTAACACCGCAGTTTCCTCTTGCCCAATTTGTGTATCTTGGAAAAGCCATGCAAAAACTAGCGTCTAGCGAAAAAGACTTCCACGAATGGTTTGACGGTCGCGATTTCGTAAATCTATTTAGTGGCACCAACTTCCGTACGAACACAGGCATGGGCGAATTTATAGACGATGTATTTCAGATGCTAGGAAATGAAGCAAAAATTGGTAAAGTAGAAGCACTATCTGAATCAGCCGGTAAGTTTGTAGCTAACGTGGCAACAAGCCTACTGCAGCCATATCAAATGGTTATTGATGCAGAACGTGCGCTTGGTATTCGTGACACCACCATGCGTAGCTATTCAAGCGATCCTGACATGACCAAAGGTGGATCATTTGTGCAAGGCTTTAAAGAACGCCTACGCTCACGCGGCTTCACCACAGAAGAATACACAGCAGCAGAGGACATTGATGTCGAAGCAGGCGATGCACCCATTAAACAATACGCCACCAAGCCGGGTGGTAAGGACAGAGGCAGGCTAGGCTCTCTTGTTAAGATGACGCTTGGTCTTAACATCATGGATGACATGACAGAGGAGCAAGAGTTCTTCAAGAAGTATGGATATAATGATTGGGATTTGTCTAGTCGGACAGGTATAGGAACAGTTGATAATGCTATCAACGAAACTCTGTCTGGTGTTCTGCCTAGTTTAGCACAGTCTCTTATGGATGTGGAAGAAGGCATGATTAGTAGGGGGGATAGTGACGTTCTTATAAAGAAAGAACTAGCGGCTCGTATCAAAGATCAAGTAAATGGAATTAAACAACAGATACGTGATCGTGGATTAAGAACATCAGGAGCCGACAATCCTGCTTTTGTTCAAGAGCTATTTAAACTCCGCACATTTAACGCTGAAGCACAGCGTGTCATAGTAGAAAGATTCCGTGAGGCAAACAACGGTGAGTCGCCTGACCTCACGGATGTTGGTGACTTACGTGCCTTGAACGAGATTGGTTTCAGAGGCAGGTATGGCAGAAGTCTGTTTGACTAAACACGTCAGAACCTGCCTAGCCATCGTGCTATGTGTGATACAAATGGTAACAAAGTAGCTGCCATAAACAAGTTCACACCTGTATGTGCCATTGCAATACGTAACGTATCTCCTTTAGGCATACCATCTGACACAAACAGACCTGCCAGCCAGATTGTTCCTGTTGTGCCTATGTTTGCTCCTAACACTGCGGCAATAGCTGCGGGTAAAGGCAAGGCACCAGAGGCAACCAGTGCAATGATGGCCGTAGTAGACAGGCTGGATGACTGCCACAGCAGTGTCATTATGATGCCACCTGCAAACATATACAAGGGGTTGCCCAAGAACCATGAAAGATGTTCTATGTTGCCCATAGATTTCATGCCACCAGAGAATGTCTTCAAGCCTACATAGAATATAACTAAACCTACTATGGCTGTTATCACAGGGTTTCCTAAGTCCATCCTACTTACTCTCTTCCATAGTTTCTTTCCTTCCGTCACCTGTTATCACCTGACCCCGACAGCTTGCCCCGTTTCTTTCTGTCGGCCAGCTTCTCTAAATTCTTCTCCATAATGTGTCCAAGGTTCATGTCTAGTTCTTCTGCTAGTACGGCACAATACCACATCACATCACCGATCTCGTATCCAATCTCAATACGCTTGGCAAGGTACTCTTCTTTTGAGGCACCATCCCGTATAAACTTCTTGACCTTGTTCGCTATCTCACCTGCCTCTCCCGTCAGCCCAAGAGTTAAATACTCAAGGGCTTTTTCTTTCGGGAATATAGCGGTATCACAGGCGGCTATCTGATAGGCTCCTGCAGTTATACCGTACATGTACTTCTCCTTTATCCACTGTTTAGCTTCTAGTTCCAAGTCCATTTAGTTTCTCCAGATTGTCAAAGTACGCAGTGTTCCAGCCTCTTTGCCATTCTTTGTGTCCCGTAGTACCATTCTTCATGGGGTTAGCCAGTTGATGGTAATACTTTTTACGAAGGATGACACGGCTAAATGCTGCATACCCAGACTCAAAGCATTCTAATAGTTGCTCATTCACTATTGGCTTTTTCATTCTCTTCCTCCATAGGCCAGTGACGAAGTATTGATAGACGATCTTCGTGAACTGCAATCTTATCTAGTTCACCTTGTATTGCTTCCATGATATCAGAGTGTTCTCCTATACCAGCAGGATTAGCAAAGTATACATCTACATTCGTTTTGTGTAGGTGTATATTTGCAATAGCGTGATTTTTAAGAGCTTGTACCATCTGCTTTTTCATTCTCTTTCTCCTTTCTTTTCATCCACTCTTCGTAGCAAGGGTGATGACGAGGGGGATTGTATTGCACCCACCCGTCACCTTGCTTCCATATTAGCTTGTCTTTACTCATGTGTCAACAGCTTTCTTCTGTCTAAACCTGTGCTTGAAGAACACGACTACGTTGATAGCTGTGTTGACAGTGATGGCGAATAACAACCACCACTGCCACCAGTTAGGCATGTCTGCACCTTCAATCATGCTGCAGCTATATCCACTACCTCACAGACGCCAGCCGTACAAGCCAACTCTCGTCCACCTGACGTAGTGTCTTCCTTCTCAAACTCACGAAGCAAATCCCAATTTACTTTCTTGGGCATCTGTTTCAGCATCTCACCATACTCTTCAACAGTGCAGTCTTGGTAGGGTGCTTGCTTGTACGTATGCTCACTGAATGGCAGGAAGCTAATGCCTGATACCTCATCAAAGTGATTGTACACCCACGCTCCTACTTCCATCCACTCATGCTCTTTCACAGAGATGGTGACAGACGGCTTGTGTTCACACCAGTGACGCTGATACAGAAGCCACAGTTCAAGCTGCTCAATAGCGGACATGTCGAACCGTGTGACGGCACTGTGTGGTGACTTCATCGGGAAGCTGAACACTGTCGTACTGTCTGGCTTCATCACATCTGGCTCTGCTGGAATACCTTCAGAGACAAGGAACTGCGTGATAGGGTCTTTGTTGTCGCCACGTACCGTGCGAATGTAGTACGGGTTGTGACGAGCATGGATGCCAGAAGCACTGTCCACAAGCTGTGAGACTGTGCCAGATGGCTTCACGCAAGTGATGGCCGCAGACTGTGCAATACCAAGCTGTTCCGCCATAGCGGCATTAGTGGTGATGGCTTGCTCCTTGAGTGCGTTCAGCGTAGCCCCAATGTTCATGCCAAGATGTGTTGACTTACCAGACATCATAGCGTTGTCCATGATACCTGTCAGTGACACACCAAGCAGCCTCTCCTCCTCTGTATTTTTCTTCCACACATTACGCAGATACTTGAAGTCCGTCAGGGTGGATTGGAACGTGCCAAGAATGGTGGCTAGACGAACCTTCTCTGTCAGAGACTGTTGCGTGTCAGAGGAACGTACTACAACCTCTGATAGATTACAGAACTGATAAGGACGCAGGATAATCTCACTGCAGGGATTGCAGCCAAACTCCTGTTCAGCATCACGACGCTCATTCAGTGACGCTTGCTTCTTGGCTGCTTGCCTGTTGAAGATACCACGTTCACCGGACTTACTTTCGTACAGGGCTAACCACTCACGCATAAAGGTATCCATGTCTGGCTTAAACTTATAGGACACGCTGTTGTTTGCAAGCGCGCGTTGTCCTTCGTTCTCCCACCATTGTCCTGACTTAGCATGACGCATCTGCGTATCACCTAAGTTGGACAGACTGATAAGTGCGCTACGCCGTACCCCACCTACGACTACAACCTCACCAATCTTGCACATGATATCGTGACACTCTAATGGGTAGAGCCTACGACCTGCAGCGTTTGTGATCTTGTCGATGACAAACTGAAACAACTCCTCAAGAGGGGCGGGGCCAGAAGCGCGACCACCGAATGTCTTCAGCCTTGCACCTGCAGGTCTTACCTCTGACACATCCCACTTTGGAATTTGTCCTGCATACAACAGAGAGATCAACTCTCGCAATGCTCTTGCCCAACCCGGACGGCTATCACCCACCTTGATTACAGTATCGCTGTTCTCAAAGTGTTCGTTGATGATAGGCAGCTTATCTACGTTCTCGCGTTCCACAGAGAAGCCTACACCTGTGCCGCACATGAGTATGTACATAGTCTCATCAAAGGCACGAGTGCTATCTACAGGCACATAGGAACAGTTATATCCACCTACGTGGCAACGATCTAGTGCTGGACCGGCAGTCATCAATGCTCTCATGCTTGGCATTATGTCTTGGTTAAGCACAGCCTCTTCAAGTTCTGCGCGTAGTTCATCAGACAAAGCGTAGTTGTGCTTCTGCCCAAGGTGTTTTTCCATGTAGTCAAAGTATCTCTCGACTGTCTCGCCCCAAGTCTCACGACGTTGCTCATCCTCTTTCCAACGGGCGTACCGTGAGAGAGCAATAAAGTTCTGGTAGTCTGTGGGTAGGTAGTTGTTCATGTCATAACTCCGTTAGTGTTTTAATATGTCTGATTTCGGCTCCGTCTACATCATAGAAGTACTCACGTATGCCGTCCTCTATCTCTGTCCCAACGTCCTCATCCGCTGGTATTGGATACTCGTCTGGGTCTATGTCGATTGTGAGGAAGACTTTAACTCTCATCATAGCAGCCTTCTACTTCCTCTATCAACTTGTCAAGATACCACCGCGCTTTCTTGAGGTCTTCTGTGCCATTCTTGTAGCGGTAACGCCATAGGTACTTCATAATGTTTCCTTGTAGGTAATACTCATAGCCATCACCTGTAGCTGCGGCAATGGCATCAATACATTCGATACCAGCCTTGTTATAATGTGGTGGGGAGTTTACCATGTCAGTTTGTTTACCCTGCTTTGAATAGAACTCGTCCATAAGTTTCTCCTCGTCTGGTTGTAACTCTTTCATCCTCATTCGCATGTACGCCTCGTGGCGCATCACGCGCTCCCCTTTGTCTTGCTGCCAAAGCTAAGATGGACTACATTACCATCTTCTCTCGTAACAATCAAGCTGTCATCTTCATCTTCTTCAAAGATGATAGTGTCATTATCAACTACTTCCATAACGTAGGTGTGTACCATGTCGCGTATAGTTTCGTCTCGTTCCATAATAGGAACGGTAGCACACATCATCTTACAGAAGTGCATTACCTGTCCATAGCTTTCGTCACTTAGTGGGCAACCACCTTGTGAGATAATGGAGATATCAATCTCTCCTGTCCATTCATCTCCACTGGTAGTTGGCCTGACTCGTATTACGAAGTCTCTTTCTTCTATATCCAGATGTTCCATTACTATCTCCTTTTTACTTTGGTTCCAGTGAACTTGATGAATTTTGGGTGCTTGTTCTTTCCCTTCTCTTTCAGCCAATCCTCTGGGATGATGCGATCATAGTATTTGAACCCATACTTAATGCACCATTCTGCGTAGGTTGACTTGGCCCCCTTACGGAGTTTGCGTTTACTATTCTCAAAGACAAAGCGGATGTCTAGCTTGGGGTGCTGCTTCTTGATAGCTAAATGTTTGCGCCTGTCAGCAGCAGTAAACATGCCCTTCGTTTCGATAATAATACCGTTGTACAGCACGAAGTCCGGTGTGTAGGTGCGGTACGCAAGGTCTTCCCACTCAATCTTGACTTTCTCATAGTCGTATGTGACCTTGAGTTCGTCAAGGTAGACTGACAGCTTGTGTTCAAGCCCACTCCTGTACCCGTACTTTCGCGCTGCACGGAATGCGGCATGATTAGGCAAGACTACCTACATTACGCCACGAGATGAACGGTGACTGATATCCAAGGCTCTTCATCTCTTCACGAATCATAGCATCTGCCTCGTTACGCGCCTCAATAGCAGCACGTAGACCCGCTGTCTTCTTCTCACGATACTCCTTACGGAGTGAGGCGAGATGCTGTTCTGTTGCTTTGATTTCTTCAAGCAACGTATCCATGTCTTCACTCATTATTTATACTCCTCTGCTAGTGATACATATGCAACCGTCTTAGGTTGCTTTGCCTGTGACATTACGGCTGGACGTTCTTCAAGCCCCGGCCAACAGGCGAACCGATAGCGGCAGAACCCACACTCTGTAGTGAGAACCGTGTTGCCTGTTTCTTTGCCCCGGAACTTCTCCGGTACAGCATCGAAGCAACGCTCAAACCTGTTCTCTTCCAGCGTGTCAGCCGTTTGCTTAATATGGACTACCTCTTGGTCAATGTCAATACCTGTAGCTGGCACATACTTGAACTCACCATTGGCTTTGTTCACTACCCACCATCCACCGGCACGTTTGCCTGAAGCCTTCGCGTAGCCAGCAAGCTGTGCTACATACCCGAAAGCATCACCCTGTCTAAGAGTGTCGAAGGATTCAAACTTGTTAGTATACGACCAATTAGATGCTGACTTAATATCATCAACAGCACCGTCAATAACAATATCATATGTGCCAGAGACGGATGTATCGTCATCAAGGTCGAGAGTAACCTTTGCATCATCTTCATACTGTACTCCTGCTTCTTTCAGTAGTCCCTTGAAGACAGCTTCAACGATGTCTCCAATCATCATGTTCATCACGAATGTAGTTGGCAGGGGCAATGCCTTCTCCGGTTCGTTCTTCTCAAACCAAAGCTGACAAGTTGGCCTACCCACGTTTGACATACGTAAGCCAAACTCGTCACGCTTGTTGCCCCCACCAAACTGGCGTCCAAGTGCAGCCACTACATCAAGACCTACTTGCCTGATAGTCTCTATAGACATAGAGGACTTACCACTAGCAGCATTCTCCATATATTGGTGCAACGCCAGTTCAGCAGGGTGGTTCATTACGCTACCTCTTCTACTTCAATGTCAACAATACCAGCCAGATCAAGCACGTCGTCATCACTATCGTTATGCTCAGTGACTTTCTCTGAATAGGCGTTGATAATGTACTCATTGTAGTTCTGTACCCACTGCATGAAGTCTGCGAACATGCCCTGTTCCTTATCGGTCAGTTCAAGTGTTTTGGTAACGTCCAGAGACACTACAGGCAGATAGAACACTGCACCAGTAGGAATCTTACGCTCCTCTGTATTCGCAGTAATCACATGCTGCACAGGCAGACGCTTCATCTTGGCAAGCTGGGTAAACGCACCGCCCACGTTCTTGAAGGCGTCACGATTATCGACTTCCCAGATGAAGGCAGTCTCGTCTACTTCCACAGGATTACCTGCTGCATCTGTGGCGTTTATCAGTTCGACTGTACCAAGCACAACGCGAACACGTTTGATCTGCTTGATAAGTTCCTGCGTCTTCTCAGGCAGAGACTTGAAGTCTTGGATGTAGCCAGCAGGTTTACCGCAGTTGAACCCACCATCATTGTCCTTGAGATCAATGTTCAAGTTGTCTGCCATGACAGTCTTCACATAACGGTTAGGGCTGTCACCCATGCCACGGACAAAACGCTTGTACATGAAGCGTTGTAGGTATGGGCGAATCTTCACCGACTCTGCGTAGTACGTAGGCCCATCAGGCACTTCTAGCCTGTAGGTGCCACCGCTGATTACTTCCATGTTTACGGTCTTACCGTTAACTTCTGTCTCACCCATAACAGGTGAGTGGTTGATGCGCAAACGAGCAAGAGTGCTGGCTTGCTTACGTTGGGCTGGCGCTTCATTAGCAATACCCATTGCCTTTGCCATAGCGGCATAGTTGTTAGTGTCTATAGTTGTCAGTTCCATGTGTTTATACTCCTCCTTTGAGTTAGAAAGACATAGTTATATCACGACACATCTTTAGTGTCAAGCCAATTCGGTCCTATTTTTGCTTCTAATAGGAGTGGTACATTGAATGTTATACCCCACCTACCTGCAATCAGGGCCGGTAGTTCTTCGTTAGTCTTGTGGATGGCCTGCATTACAAGCCGCTCCTCGTGTGGGTGTACGTCGATAATAATGCTATCGTGTACAGTATTGACAATGCAGGACTTGGCGTATGCCAGTTGATTGTCAATAAACAACAGTGCAATCGGCACTATATCCGCAGTGGCGAAAGATTGCACTGGGTAATTCTTTATCTGCGTGAAGTGGGAAACACGGCCACTAGGCTTACGCACCACATCAGGAAAGGCAAACTCACGACCAGATGGTGTGGTAATCTTTCCGGTAGTTATAGCTTCTTTAGCCAATCGGGAATGCCATAGTCCGATCCCCTTGTACTTCTCCGTGAAGTGCGTGTAATACTCTGCTTCCGCTGCCGTTCTCCCAAAGCCTGTTGCGCCATAAAGCGGTGCAAACGTGTGAGCCTTTGCAGTCTGGCGATCCGTAGGTTGACCAGCATCGGTAATAACTTTAGCGGTGTAACTGTGTACATCAAACCCAGTAGATACTTCTTCAATTGCAACTCCATCCTGTGATAAATAAGCAGCGGCACGAAACTCAAGCTGCGCAAAGTCTGCTTCCATAATCTTGCCACCATCAAAGCGGGACACAAATACCTTCTTGACAGGGAACGTACCGCCACGTGGCATGTTCTGCATGTTAGGATCACGACCACTGAACCTGCCCGTAGATGTCATGTGCTGTGTCAGACGGACGTGCAGCTTGCCATCCTGCTTGGTGTACATACGAATGCCATCTACGAAGGACGACAGATATGTATCGACAGCAGACAGGCGTCGAACCTTTGACAAGAAGTCAACAGCGTCTGTCATCCCTTTGACACGTGCGGCCTTCTCCAGTGTCTCAAGGTTCTGCTTACTTGTGCTGAACCCATTGGCACTAGCCCACTTGGGACCGGGTGGCTTGAACTTTAGTCCTGCAACAGCCGGTAGATTGACCAGTAGAAAACCACGAGAACCACATGCCTTACAAGAATGTGGTCTTGAAAAAGGTGTTCCATCTTTCTTTACCTTTCGTATTTGACCGGAGCCGTTACACTCGCGGCACTGTGTTGCCTTTGTCTTATACGTTCGCTCTGTGCCGCCTGCGATCAGACTGCGGAAGTCACCGTCAGTCATATAGGGGTCAATAGCATTGCCCCAATATGGCTTGTCCAGCACCTTGCGACTGTATACAACCCATGACAGTTGCTCTGGGCTGTTCAGGTTGATAGGAGTGTCACCCATCAGCCTACGTACATGGGCTTGCAGGTCACGCTCAAGGTCATCACGCTCTTGCTCAAACTCCTCGCGCACTGTGTCTAGAACACTCAAGTCTACGGAAAAGCCGCGCTGATAAATACGTGCTAGACATACAGCTACTTCATTAGTAAGATCAACAGTGCCACGTAGGCCGCTGTCTTCCTTACTATTTAGCCTAAGCATCTGCCTATTGGCAAGCTGCTGTGTAGCCTCAAGGTCAGCGATAAGGTACTCAGTCAGTTCGTTATACGGAATGTCACGAGTGCTAACACCCTTGGCAAAATACTCTTTAAGGGTATCCTGCTTCTTGGTGTCCAGATCGTAACGCTCCGCACATGCTTCAAGTGACAGCGGTTGCTTCTGTCCACGTTGCAGAACGTACTCAGCAAGCATTGTGTCATATACAGGTCCGTCGTACTTAAAGCCTGACTCCCACAACCACAGCAGATCATGCGCTGCGTTATGACAGATAAGCACAGTAGCCTCGTCAAGAAGCATCTGCACACGCTCATAGTAGTCGTTCTGATTTGGATGATCGGCATGGTCAAACGGAAACGTCAGACACTGCCCTTGATCTGTAAGTATACCCACCATGACCAGAGTATTGTCTGGCTCAAATGGGTCAAGGTGTAGTTTACCATCACGTTTGGTGACGGTATTTTCTACGTCGAGGGTTAGTTTCATATCTTATCTCCAAGTTCATCTATTCGGACATTATAACAGTCAGCCCTGACTGTGTAATTATTAGAGGGATCGACATCCCCCTTCTTTAAGAAGGTAGCTTTATCAAAGTATTCCTGCTTTGTCAACACTCCAAGGAACCAGCCTATGGAAAAGTCATTCAGCACACGTACAAACGCATAGCCGTCGCAGTCCTGCTTGGTATTGAACGCGGCGATGCTGCACTCGTAGTGAGGCAGGGGCTTGACTGATGTCTGCTTTGTCTTCACATCAATGCGTGTCTCTCCCACCTTCATGTCATAGTCGTACGTGTTCTCCCACGTGCCGCCCAATACGTGAAGGGCTATCTGTTCTCCAATGAAGCCAGACATATTGCCTTTACCGCGCAAGATAGAGTTGTGTAGTTTGCCCATCTCTACCGCTTTTTCACGTGCTTTGATGAGCATATCATCTGATATAGATACTTCAATCATCCCTCGTACCTCGCTGTTAAGTAGTTAAGTTCACAGTTAATCATTCCGTGCCAGCCATTCAACTT